TGTTGCAAATTAACCACATCGGAATCCGATTGGGAGGAAAAGGAAGCCGCTTGGAACAAACTTATGGATGGCGTCCCCGAAGAATGCCAACGGGTTCTGGAGATGCGCTATGGCATCGGGTGCGATGAACCAATGACTTTGCGGGAAATAGCGTGTGAAATGGGACGTGATGTTAGGTGGGTTAAAAGGTGCTTGGTGGATTGCGAAGATACTTTGAAATGGAATGCTGTTAGGTACAAATTGAATATATCCGATTTTTTAAATTAATCGGCATTTTGAAATTTGGCGTATTTCGGGCGTTTGGCGATTCAGATGTGTAGTTATACCAGCAAAGATGTGTTCGTTTGAAATCAAAAGGATTCAACACACAGAACAAAGCAACAAAAAAGGGGGCAATTATGCTCCCTTTAAATATATCCGCTATATATCCAAATTTTGTTTTATTCGGTTTCCAATTCCTTTTTGATTTCATCCAAGGCAACGTTTAGGTCAACGGTGTTAGCACCCGTAACGTTGGCGTTGATGTTCTTGGTTTCGGAATAGCCAGCCTTGCATTTAAGGTAAAATTGCACCATACGGGCTTGTGTTTGCGGGTCGCTTATTTTGCCGTGTATAAAATCAAACATTTTGTTTTCAACCCACTCTGTTGTCTTAACTTTGCATTCTTGGATGGCTGCTTCAAACGCTTCATCTTCCTTTCGCCATTGCATATAGCGGTTGAAAGGCAAGCCCAATTTTGTATAAGCGGCATACTCATTGCCGTTTTCTTCATCCAAAGCCTTTAAGAAATCTTCTTTGGTTAAGTGTAGGTTTTTATGTGGTTTTCCAGCCATAGTTAATTCAATTTAGTGTATGTTTTTCCATTGTAATAAAGCACTTCTCCACGGTTTTTGGTGCGTGAAACCGAAATATGCACCCATTGCGGGTTGCGGATAGTCCCTTTTTCCAAAATAAGTTGGTCAAAAGGCAAGTGGTAGCGTTTAACAATCTCGTACAACACGGCGTTGCTTTCCCCCTTAACGTGTATATCCGCAGCCAACCCCGTTAAATGTTGGGAGTTTTTTGCCCCGCCAACCGCCTTGTTTAGTTCTGGGCAACGATACCCGCAATTAACGTATATGGGATTGCCGTATGCCTCACGCAACGGGTCAAGCAACAACTCAACCAAAAACTTCAAATTCATAACAACAGCGGCGGGCGGGGTGTTGTCAATGCCCAATTTTGTTGCCGTTGCTGATTTGCATAGTTCGTTGATGGTAAAGTGCTTCATGGTTTTTTGTTAGTGTGTGGGGTTTACAAGGTGCAATAACGAAGTAGTAACGCCCAATTAAACTTGTTGTAGTGTGTTGCCGAAAACACCTTTGTTGCCCACACGCTTACACTAATAATAACAAAGGGGCGCAATTTGCGTCCCCTTGCCGTGTTTTAACATATTTAATATATAAGTAACTATGAAAGAAAAAGGTTTAGATGTCCAATTCCTTAAAAAAATCGTCGTCCATAACCGTTTTGGGCTGCGTTGCGCTTTTGGCGGCTTTTGCCTCGCGCTTTTTTTCGTTTTTGGCGGCTTCGGCGTTGGCGGCTTTTTCATCCGCTTCTTTAATAAACGAAAAGTCGGTGGTTTTGCGCTCGCCGCCTTCCCATTCCTCAACGCCTCCAAATTCAACTTTGTGGCAGAGCATATCGTATGCAATTTTTTCCGTGCCGTCCTTGCCCGTGTAGTTTCTCTCGCTGTAATTGCCCGTGACGTTCAAAATGCGCCCTTGGCAAAGGATATCGCGAAGTTTGATAACCTTGTCCGCCTCTGGAAAGAAGCAAAGGTTCAAAAACCTTGCAATGTTGCCATCTCCATCGCGTTCAATGGCTGTACATTTAACGTATTGCGTGCCGCTTTTGGCGATTTTTGCTTCGGCTGTGTTGCCGAACACCGATAAGTTTTTTAATGTGGTTTCCATTTTTGTAAATTTTTATGTTTGTAATTTTTGTTGTTTGTTTGGGCTTGCCCGCTGGCGTTGCGCACCCGCCTTTGGGCTTGCCCTTGTATTTATATATAATAAAAATTTGCGGTTTTTGTGTTAATCAAAATAGTAAAGTACTGGTTTGGCAGGCAGTTCCCACTCGCCAATTTTTCTAATACCCCGTTGTTGAAACAAAACCAAAACCGATTTGCATAAATTTTCAATATCATGCAAAGCATCGTTGTTGATAAATTTCCAATCGGATGGAATTCTTTTTGATAGCACCCACCTAACATTTTCTTTGAAAAAGTTTCCAACCCAAGGAATTTGTGTCTTCCCAGAAGGCTTTAATGTTTGGCATTTCCATCCAAATTCCAAAACAAGCCATTTGGCTAACGTGTGTGGAAAGCGATAGCCCAACACATGATGAGAGTCTTTGTCCAACGCATTTTTGCAAAATTCACGCAAAGCAATGTTTTCGCTTATGTGCATTGTGTTTAGTCCTCCAAGTTTGGTTCCGTTGTTCGTTTTTTCGCCAAACAACCTTTCGGCAAACACCAAAGCAAACGGTTCATAACCATCCAAAGGGAGAAAATATTCTGGGTACTTGATAGAAACATACGCCCTAATTGCGTTTAATTCATAGTCGGTAACATAACCGATTTGGTGTTCTTGTTGATACATTGGTTCATTTAAATTAATGTCTTTTTTCATACTTTATTGATTTTTAGTTAGTTAATAATTTTTGTTGTTTTTGGTTGCATATATGCTAAAAATTTAATACGCGATAATCACACAGAAACCAAACCAAAACCACACGAAAAACATACCCAAAAACACACTCTTATAAATTGTAAGTCAATTAGTTGTGGAGAGAAAAACACAAATGCCCCTGGTGTGGTTTCATTTTTAGTTAGGTTTTCCGCTGTAAATTTATATAGATCTATATTAATATATATTTACTGGGGTGAATTGGTATGTACAAACAAAACCACACATGAAATTTTTGTGTTTATTGTGTTTTTCAGCCATATAAGTATTTATGTATCAAAATTTTACAACGATTTTTTTTCTGTGTGTTTCGTGTGGTTTCGTTTGGTTTTTCGTGTGATTTTCATAGGCGGGAGTATTGAAAACATAGTGTGTAATTTGTGTTTATTTCAAGCACTTTTCATATACGCCATGTTTTAGTTTCTTAATGTATTTCAACACAGTAAGTTGTTTTATCTCCCTGCTTATCTTGCCATCGTGCGCTTCCTTGCCGTTCACTTTAGCCCACGCATCTTTGTACTCCTTTGTTGTAAAACGTTTTGGCAACTTGTCAAAAACTATGTTTCTAACAAGCCCAACGCCAGTGTCGCTAACGCCACGCACCATTGCACCCTCTTCCCTTGAACCCAACCAAGTAAGGGCATCCATCAAACGGTGCTGCATAAGTTGGTGGGCAAGTTCCACCCAACGCCACTCCAACGGAAGTTCCTCCGATGGCAAGCGGTTTGCGTTGGTTATGTTTGCCCGTGCCGTGTCAATGTAGTCCAATGCGGTTTTCCAAACAACGCTGCGTTGTTCATCGTCCCACACCGCTATGCCGTTAATGTCAAGGTATTCTTCGGGCGTTGTTTTTGGCAGTTTCGGCGCAATGTAGGTTTCAAATTCATCAAGGCTTTGCAACAACGCCGCCAAACGCAACGTGTAAACCTGCGAGCAACCAACCACCGCTTCCCTTGCCCGTGCAATATCGGTTATGCCGCCAAAGGCATCAACGGTTTTGTAGTAAAAATCGTTGTACAATTCGCCAAACTTTTTGTCATCGGCTTCCGATAGCACATACACCCAACGCCTTTTGGTAAAAAAGCAGTAAAAGTACCATTGCAGGAACATTAGTTCAATGTCGCTGTTGTCTTCGATGGTTGCCCGTGATTTGGCGCACACCCACTCCTCTTTGTCGTACAAAAACGGCATTATTCTGCGCAGTTCGCCGCCTTCCACCGACTTAAACAACTTTTTGGCTTCGGCGTGCGTGCCGCTGCAAAGCACCGACACGTTGGGGTTGTGTACTTTAACGGGCTTTTGGTTTTCAATGTTTTCGGCGGTTTCGTTGGACAACGTGTCGTTATCGTAAACGTTTTTAATTAGATCGCCAATGTTAATGCGCCCGTCTTCGTCCGCATCGTGCCAAATGCTTGCCTCGGTGGTCATTAGCACGCATTTTGCGTTGTTTGCGGGTATGATGCAAAGCAACGAGGCGTAGGTTGGTTTGCCGATGTTGTTGGTAAAGTAAAGGGGCGGGAGAACCGCCGTTGGCGTTTGGTTGCCGCTACTGCCGCCGTTGCCCGTATCTTGCGTTTCCTCGGCTTCTTCGGGTTCATCGTCTTCGGGAAACACAACCGTTGTGTTGTTGTTTTTCTTTCCCGCAGCCTTTGCCATCGCCCGTTCTTTTCTAAATCGGTTTCTTTCCATATCCGTTAGCAAGTCCATGAACCCGTCAAGGTGCGCCCCCACCAACAATTTGTAGGGTATTTTCATATCGGATTTTCCCGAACCCTGCGCACCTATTACAAGAAGTTGTTGGTTAAGCCCGTACATTGCGCCCTCGTTGTACATGATGCGTTGGTTGGGCGCAAACCCGCTCATTAGCGTTAGTGCCGAATACAACCGCAAATCGCAACGTTGCGGGCGTATTTTATCATCTTCAAACCAACGCCTCACAAGCATTGGCAATTTGTAGCGTGCGTCCAGTTCGTTCCAATTGTGCGCCACGCATTCCTTGTCGTGTGCGCTTGCTGGAAAATCAATAATGGTGGTGTAGGTTTCGGCTTCGTCACGTTCAAATTCCAATTCCTTTAGCAACCACTCAAGAACGGATATTGCGGGCGGTGTCTCTGCGTGTTGTGTGGAAACCTTGTTCCACCCCGCCTTGCCGTATTCGGGAAAGTTTTCTTGCAAAAACATATCCGCCCTTTGCAAGTCGCCGCCGTAAAGGGCGCAGGCGCAAGAGTTTAGCGGCAACATAATTTCGTAGCCTTCCCGCCCGTCAATGTTGAATTTTTCCGTGCCGTTGTGCCTGTGTCCGACCTCAACACGCTTGGGCGTGTATATGTAGTTGCCGTTTTCGTCCTTGTGCAGCCCCGCAACCTTTTTTCGCACTATTTCCCAATGCGCCTGCTTGTCGTATTCGGTTGTGCCGTTGTATTTTGGTTTTGGTTTGTTTTCCATTTTTGAGAACAATGTTTCAACGGCATCGGACATCATTTTCGGCACTTCCGTGTACGGGCATTCTGGGTTGTAGCGGCAATCCTTGTCGTGGCTGGCGAAGCAGCAATGTTCGGCTTTTTCACATTGCATATCGGTTTCGTAGCCGTATGTCAAATATAGGTACGCCGCTATGTTTCGGTACACTTGTTTGTAGGCATCGCGAAGTTTCTTGGCTTCGTCCTTTGCGCCTTCAACGCCATTGTGCCGCACAACGCATTTCACGCCCTTCATTGATGGCGATACAAACACAAGCGTTGGGTTTAGGGTTTTGTCGGCAAACAATTTGTCACGAAGGCTTGGGGCATCTTCTATGTGGTCAATGTCAATGCACACCCACCCCGTTAGTTCGGTGACGTTGTCTTGGTTGCGCTTCCCGTTGTAGTTGGATTGGAACAAGAACACATCGCTTTTTTGCGTTTTCTTCGCACGGTAGCCTTCTTCATCGCCTTCAAGCAACAACAACCGTGCTTCATCCACCCACTCTTTAGTGTGGGCATCTTCCGTAATTATGCGGTACACGTCATCCATTGACCGCATTCCCCTTTTCACACCGTTTAGGTTTGCGCCGTTTTCGGAGGGGAAAACCGAAATTTCTTTCAAACTTTTTTTCATAAATTAATTATATATTCGTTGTTAATTACAATTGGGGTTGTGGATTGGGTGTTTGCGTACACCATCGCCGCCCCTTCTTTTGTGAGGGTAATGTATTTAGGCGTTTTAATCGTGTCAACTATTGCATCCGTTGTACCGTCAAGCGATTGCAACGTAAGCAAGGTTCTGCCCCGCACACCTATTACCTTTATAACCTCAAAGGTTGTGCCGTTGCCGCTTGTTGTTGGCGGTTTTGGCGGTGCTGCGGGTGTTTGCACGGGCGTTGTTGGTGTTTTCTTGCACGCTTCCATGTCGTTGCCAAAAGTAATTTCCGCCCGATAGCCTGTTTCGGATAGTTTCTTTTGGGGTTGTTTTGGCTGCGGTTGCTGTGGTTCGGGTGTTTCCGCTTTTTGCTGTTCCTCTTGCTTGGGCTGTGGTTCCGTGTAGCCCTCGCACCGCATTCTTGCGGTGATGCCCTTTTCGTAGTCTTCCATATTTCTATACAGAACACCGTTGTCGTCCCGAATGGCGGTTCCTTCGCCTGCACTAACCAACTTGCCGTTGGCTAATTTGTACTTTTTTGTTTTGATTTGTTCCATATTTTATAAATTTTTTAAGATTTTTAAGATTTTTTCGCGATTGGAATAATACTCACGCAGTTCATCAGAAAATTTGTCCATAATCACTTGGTTCACTTCGGGTTCGCCCCCGTTAATTTTGATTTGATACAAACACTCCTCAAAGATTTGTGCCTCGCCGTCTTTAAACCCTTTTGGGTCGGTGAGATAAGCACATAGCAGGGTCTCAAAAGCCCCAAAATAGCCATTTTTAAAGTTTTTTCGCATTTTCGTTATTGGTTCCATTTTTAAAGTTTTTTGATTAAAAAAGGGCGTGAACCCCGTCCCGCTACGGCGAAGCTCACACCCTTGTGTATCTCTATCTATGACGCAGGTAGCGGCTGCGTTGTTTGTTTCTATATATTACATATAATAAAAAATTTCGCTTTTTGTGAAAATTTTAAATTAGTTCATAGAGCCCCCGCCCGTTAATCCAATTCAAGCGGGCGATTTCCCGTTGCATATCCGCAAAAAGCAACGTGCAATAGGCGGTTTCAACGGCTGCTTTTGTGCGCCATTTTACATCGGGTGAAAGTATCATAACGAAACGGGCTTCACCAACCGTTAGCCCGAAGGGTCTTTCAGGGTTTGTGGATATATGTGCCATATATTACTATTATAAATATCGTGATATATTTATAACCATTATGCCAAGAAAAAAACAACCAAAAGACACCCGAAGCGAATATGAAATACAGTGCGAAGCCGTTGAGTGGTTTCGTAAAACCTTCCCGAACCAAGTGATATTTTCTTGCCCAAACGAGGCTGCAAGGCGCAATTGGGCGCATTTTTCCAAATCGGGCGCAACTTCTGGCTCTCCCGACTTGGTGGTTTCCATTAAAGACCGTGTGTTTTTTGTCGAATACAAGACCCAATCGGGGCAACAATCCGACAATCAGAAGGCGTTTGAATGGAAATGTTTGAACTTGGGTATAGGCTATTACCTTTGCCGAAATTTGGACGATTTCAAACGGGCAATTTTAGCCGAATGGGATAAAATCCAAGAAAACGAACCGCCAAAACAAGAAATACGCAGAGAAATACGCATATAAATATATATGAAAAGCGGCGGGACACGAACTCATCCCAGCCGAAGTTCATCACATTTCGTTTTTTACATATCATAATTTTTTGGTTTTTAGTAGAAAAGGGGCTGCACTTGCAACCCCTTTTTGTTTTTAGTAGTTTCGTGTTGTGTCATGTGGTTATGCGAGAACACGGGTGTAGTACCCGTAACCAGAAGTTCCGCTTGGACACTCATCAAGCAGTTGCTGTGTTTTGAACAACATTTGTTTGGGCGATGCTGCCGTGTTTCCAGCGTTATAAACCCAACTGTAAAATTTGTTAGCGTCCCAAGCCGTAATGTTCGGAACATATATGGTTTGCAAGTTGGCGCATCCGTTGTAAGCGTTAGATAACCCGCTGTTGGATACGCTTGTGACATTTGAAAGATTTGCCCCAACGGTTATGTTTGAACAACCATAAAATACCCCGTGCAAACCCTGTGATCCCACTCTTGAAACACCCGAAAGGTCTGGCGAATTCAACAACCCTGTGCAACCACGAAACATTTCATAGCAAGATATATCACCAATAGAAACATTGCCAAACAAAGCGTTTGATGCCCTTACCAGAGTTGTGTCTTGATAGAACAAATCCCTAAATGCGTTGTTTGGTATTGCTGTAACCGTTGAAACACCCCTTCTATCGGTTTGAAAATCTTGCCATTTTAAAAGGCTTCTTATGTCACCTCCTATCTCGTGTTCAACATCCATTGTAAAGTGCTTAACGGTTCTGCCAGAGGTTACAACTGGAGATTCCCCACCGCGAAGGTAAAGTTTTTCACCGCTTGCAACTGTTATTGTTGCTGGAACCGTTACCACCCACATCCAAGCATTCATGGATGGGTTGTAGTATTGAATGTTGTTGGCAACAACATTACTGCTAATAGTAAATGTGCCTGTTGTGTTGCTTGTGTTTTTTACATAAAAGCACTCGGTTACAACACCAGCCTCGGTTGTTTCGCTAACCACCGTTGAGGTAATTTGCGTTGTGCCATCGCCCAATGTAATGGTTGCCCTAAATTTGTAGGAAGTGCCAGCGGTTAAGCCCGTAATTGTGCAAGTGCTTGCACCGTTCACAAAGGCTACGTGTCCTATTGGTGAATCGGTTGATGGGTCATCTGTTCCATACCAGTAATCCACCCAACCGCTTGTGTAACCGCCATCTATTGTGTATTCAAGTTCGCATTCAACGCTTGTTTGTGTTGGTGTTGTATCGGTAATTTCAACCGTATTCACCACAGGCATCACAAAAGAGCTTTGAAAGTTGTCGGTTTCGGTGTATATGTCAATGCTCGTCACGTCATATATATACGCATCTCCAGGGGTTAGACCGCTAATGGTGAAAGTAATAGAATTCCCCGCAATAACACCTTGTGCGGCGGCGGTACTGCCCACCCTTAACACGCTTGAAGAAAGTGCGTATGTAGAGGTGTAGGTGTAAACAATAACGTAGTCCGAACCCTGCCTTGCCATTGATTGTCGTGTTAGTGCTATTGTACCCGCCACCAATGTTGTGAAACTCTCGGTGTTGCTGGTGCTTTGAATGCCGTTGTCAATGCAATAGGCGGTTGCTTGGTATGCGGTGTTGGGTGTTAAACCGTCCATTACAATTTGCAAAGCCTGCCCTTGTTCGGTGTATGTTCTTTGTATTCCTTGCAGCGTGGTGACCACCACGCCTGTTTCAGTTATAGCCATTTACAGTGTTTTTTATAATAATAAAGGGGCGGTTAATGCCCGCCCCCAAATTGTTTTCAAATTGTTGCAAGTTATTGTTGCGTGTCTGGGCTCACCACCGCACCGCCGTCTTGCGGGTAAGTTAAGTTCGCCCTTGCGCTTGTTGGTGTAACATCGGATATTGTTAAACTAATGCTTGCGGGAGATGGTTGGTCTGTGGTAACACTTGTGGTTTCGGAATGGTAGCATCCGTTTGTTTCGTTGTTTTGGGCGGAAATTCTGACGGTGTAGATTGTGCCAGCCAAAATGCTCATAATGTTGCCGTTATCGTCCGTTTGTCCATCCTTGAAAACAACTGTTTGCGAGATGCCTTTCGTGGTTGTTAAAAGTTTCTTGTAAGGAGTGCCGCCGCTTGTTGACATTTCAACATAGCAATAGTTTGCCTTTAAGGAATCGGTTGAATTAAGAACAACCGATACTCCAACGCTGTTGTAGGTATGGGTGGTGCTTTGAATTTGAATTGTCGGGGGGTTGTACAAAGTTTGTACTGGTCTTGCGTATGCCCAACTCCCGTTGTAGGTTTCCCCGTTCTGGTCGGTTGCAAAAGGAACAACATAGTAGGTTTGGTGTTCTTCCAAGTTGGTTCCAAACTGTATTCCTTGACCAGTAAAGTCCCTGCCATCTCCATCATCGGCTACCAAGTAGTTTGCGCCGCTTGAGTTTTTGCTGTACCACACGCCGCAATGGGTGACTTGCACTACACTGTCGTTGGTGTCGTAGGTTAGTGTTCCAACTGCGCTTAATGTGCCTCCGCAAGACGGCGTCACGCTTGTAAGTTCAGCCAATATCTTGGTTTGAAACGGCACGGGTCCGTACCATTCGCTTTCAACGTTATCGCTGTTTTTGCATTTTGCACGGGCGCAATAGCGAGTTCCTGGGTTTAAGTCAACACCAAGCGATTCATCATCCAAATTAATGTATTCTGGGCTTCCGCTTTCGTGTATTTGGTGTCCAACCAAAGAACCAGAGGTTGTTGTGCCAAGGTACACCTCTAAATAAGTATCTGTGACAACCGCCATATTCTATTGTTTTTTATTATATTTTATTAGTAGTATTTCAATAAAATAATAAGCATGATAAAAAATATTTCAAAACGGTATTGTTGCGAAGACATTAGCAAAATTTACGGTTACAAAGAAGCAATGGCTGATAAAGAAAACTATTGGCATTGCCATCATTGTTTAGGTTTGGTATGGACAAAGAAACAACTAATTGAAATGGGGTTGTATTATAAACAACCAGCAGAATACCTTATGTTCGTTACACCAAGCGAACATTTCAAATTACATTACATAACAAGACCACCCAAACACCACACCGAAGAAAGCCGCAAAAAAATGTCGGAGTCACGCAAAGGTCGAGTTGCTTGGAACAAAGGAAAAACTGGCGTATTTAGCGAAGAAAGCCGCAAAAAAATGTCAAAGTCACGCAAAGGTAAACCATCACCAAACAAAGGCAAACGCTTTAGCGAAGAAACACGCAAAAATATGTATGAAGCACATGAGTATCGTAGGAAACAAGTTTATCAATACACCAAAGATGGGCAACTTGTTAAAGTTTGGGATTCGGTGCGTTTAGTAATCAAAGCAGGATATACACATGTTAGTGCTGTGTGCAACGGAAAACGCAAAACTGACGGTGGTTTTATATGGTCTTTTAAACCATTAAACTAACCGTGAAATTCGTGTATGGTCGGGTCAACTCCAGTAATCAGCAAGGCGTTAATGGTGCTGGTTTCGTTTGATATTTCGGTGTTCCCATTCACGCACATAAACTTCCGACCGTTGTAATATAGATAGTCCTTATCGGCAACTTCCTTGTCAAAGCAGGTAATTGTTACCGCCATGCAAGTTTTCAATTTATCAATTCCCATCTTGCTAATTGGCGGTGGAGGTAGCAAGCCCCAATGTTGCAACCTGCCGTATTGTCCGTATGTTAGCAAAACCGCGCCCTTTGGTTCCTCGTAATCAACATCCCAAACCGTTTCCCCATCCTCGTTGTAGGAACTTGTGATGGTGTATTGCCTAACCCTTGCCAAGCCGCCCGCAACCTTGTCAACATACATAAAGGGGCTTTCGTGCCTTTTGACGTTTTCCTCCAACCACACGCTGTTAATGGTTGTAAGTGTTGTTGGGTGTTCGCCATCAGACCATGAAACATTGGTGTTTTGCCCGAGTTGATCCGAACTTGGCTTTATTTCGGTAATTGTTGCCTTTTCCAATGTAATTGTTTCATCGGCACTAATTAGTTGCATTGTGTTCATTTCCCTTTTTGGCTTTTGCTGGTACAACCAACAAATGCCAAAGTACAATTCTTTTAGGGTTATGTCACCGATGTTGCACCAATAGCCGATATATGAAATACCGCGCCAAGGAAATGTCATTGAAAAACTATCGCCTTGGTTCAAAGAGCCATCCCAATTGTAAATGTAAAAGTCCTCGGTTCTTCCATCAAAGGGGTGTTCAAGTATGGTGTTTTCGGGAAACCATTGCTTTAAAGTTGGGTGTCTGTGGCAATAAACCAACTCCGTATCGTAATCGTCTTCGGTTATTTCGTAGTTTGAGTATTCAATATCCAAGACACCCGCCAACATTTGAAACTTGTTTGTGGAGTTTGTGGTTGTACCGCTTCCCAAAACCAATTTGAAGGTGTCGCCCTCGTTTATGCTAACCGTTATGGTTCTTTCAACCAAGCCGTTGCGCCTGCCGAGGTTGGTGGTGTTGATTTGCAAACCGTATTCAAACACACCGTTTCGCATTAGCGAAACCATAAAGGTGTTTAAGCCCGTTGTTATTTTCCTGCCCCAACTCACATAGAAATGCATGGTTGCGGTGCAACTGCGGTTGTATGTGAACTCGGTTGTGGTGCTTTCCATAACCTTTGAATTGCCATCCCAACCATCAAGGTCGTTGGTTATGTGTTGCCCGCCCGCCAATACAAGTTCGTTGTCGTCCAAATTGCAAGCAAATTCAATAACTTGTCTGGTGTTTTGCGGGCATACATATTTTTGCGCACCCATAAGCATAAGCGCGTTATCCACCGCAGGCAAGGTGAAATCTTGCAATGTGTTGTTTATATCGTTTATTACATCGTTAAGCCTTCTGGTGGGGTGTTTCATAGCCAGATTTGGCATATACGCGCTGCCGTAGTTGTAGGTTGGAAAAGCCTGCGGGTAAGCCGTTAGGGTGTTAACACTCCACACCCAAATGCTGTTGTAGTCATCATGCACAAAATCCCTCAACTTTTTGCCAAACACCTTATCGGGCAAAGTCCTTTGGTAAAGGCAAATGCTAATTTCATCTTCGGTAATTCCCGCAACCTCAACATACACATCCATCATTTGCCCGTTAATTTCCAATGTTGATGTGGTTAACTGCGTGCCGTAAAGTTGGGTTGGACTATCCAACAACCCCGAAACCTCCAATATGTTCATGTTGTTGTTGGTTTTGGGCAACGAAATATCGGTTGAGTATTGGTCTTTTATGCCATCGCTAAAACGAATGTTTTCCCAAGACCATTCTATATCTTGGGAGTAAATGTCCAATGTTTTGCCGTTAATGTAAAGGTTTATTTTGTTCATTGTTAGCCTTTAAGTATTTCGTATTCTATTTCAACATCCATTGCTTCATCGCTTGTGGCGGTTGCCTTGTTGGTTTTAACGCTGCATTCAATCCAATCACCGTTGTAGTTAAGGAATTCAACCTTATCCGCCAACAAAATATCAGTCCAATAACTATCCCTGCGCAGGTCTTGGTAGCCTATTTTAACGGTGTCCGCGCTATCGCTTATGTACCTTCTTGAAATGTTTCTAATAACGGTTGAGGTGTCCATTCGATAAAAGTTATCACCGCTTGCGCTTGTGGTTTCTTCTATGATTTTGCCACCCAAGTAGCGCATAATGCCATCTGTATCAAGGTAGCGGGTTTCAAAAAAGTTAAAGTCAGGGCATTCCTCTTCGTAAACCAATGTCATGCAGTAACTTTCAAGGTAAAACTTATCATCCTCCCAAACACCTCCACCTTTGTCACCGCTTGGCACATCACCGCTGGTGTCGGTAAACCACAACTGCGCCTTCGCGCTAAAAGGTGTTATATCGGCAACATTTACAATGCTAACGGTTGATTGCGAAGTGCCGCCATCGCCTTTTGCACCCGCGTGGAAGCAAAGTTGGTAAGTGCCTGTTTCGGTTATGTACGAGCGCAGGTCAAGCGAAGTGTAGCCTCCAGCAATTATTGGTATGCCGTGTCCGTTGACGCTTAAGTTGCCGCTTGCGGGAAAAATGAAACCTATTTTGTGCAAATCGTTTTCGCTGTATGCGTAAATGGTTCTTGCACTGCCGTGGCTTCTTAAGGGCAATGTGCGCCCGTTCATAATGTCGGTATCAAATCCGTAACTATCCACCAAAAAGCCGTTTTGGTAAATGTCAATTACAACGTTGAAGGAAATGGCATCGTGGTATAGGCTTTGAATGGTGTCGTTAAGGCTAAACACCAACAAAGGTGTTTCGCCAAAGTATTGCAATTTCCTGTATTGGTTGCTTGCCAAGTCCGTTACCCGTATCTTCGCGCCAATGGCGTTGTTTGAAGCGTCTTCCAACTTTACAAACAAGTTATCGTAAAGGTAGGAAGTGGTATCTGGATAGGTAATTGTTATGTTGTTGTTGGTATATTCGCGCATTTTGCTTTGAATTTATTACATATTTATAGTTACTGCTTGGAGATGTTCTCTTTTACTTGCACACGCTTTTGCTTGTTGGTGATTTCCTTAACACTTACAACTGGGTTTGGCATTTCAACAAGGGCATCCGACATTGCATCGCGCATAACATCGCGCATTTCATCGTAATCAAACGACATATTTTGCGTTATGCTTGTTAAGTTTGGTACTACACCACCGCTGGCAAAATGCGGTATTTCAAAACCGCCAATTTGAGGCAGTTTTTTGCCTTTTTTGCCAATAATTTGGTCAAAGAAGCCAACGCCCAAATCACTAACCACTTCGGCGGGTATTACATACTCGCCCAATGTTAGTTTGGCGTTAACGGTATCATCCTTGCGCCTTGTGGTTTTGTTTCCAACCAAGCCTCCTTCTGCAAACTTTGGTTTTGATTGCTTTGATTGCTTTGCCTTTAGCAAGGTTGCTGTTGCGTTTGCAATTGCGCCAACCACGATGCCAACCATTTCGGCAATAAAAACGGGCGTTGTGAACGGTGCTGCTATACCCGTTTGAGCCGCCGCCGTAATTGCGCCTTGAATGGCTTGGGCAATACTTATGGCGGTGCTAATTAAAATTTGCAATTCGGCTAAAGCCAAAGCCCAACCTTGATATTTTTCATCGCTTTCGGCAAGTGTGTTGAATACATCGCCAATGCTGCCAACAACGCTGTTCATTGCCTGCATTACAGCGGTGGCGGTGTTAATCATTTTAGCCTTGACTTGGGTGTTGGCTTGTCCAACGGCAAGCAATGCATCCTTAACCGCAACTTCGGCTTCAACAACCTTTAATTCGCTTTCGGCAAACTTTACATTAAACTCTTCAACGCTGCCGTAAAGGGCGGCAAGTTCGTTGTCGGTGTACTTGGCACGCTCATCCGCCATTCTTTGGTGTTCGTTCCTTGCAACGTTTAGCCTTTCCTCGGATTGCTCGGCAAGTATGCGGGTCTTTTCAACCTCGTTGAAGCGGTATTGGTCAAGGTCTTTTGCGCCTTGTATTTGGCTTAAAATTTCTTGGTGTTTAACCGCCAAATCCCATTGCTTGTCTTGCGAGGTTTTTTGTATGCGCAAACGCTCGTTTGCCGCCGCTTGGTCTATTTGCAAAAGGTTGTTTTGGTACTCGGCTTCCGCTTTTTCCATATCGCTTTGGTATATCGCAACCAATTGACGCATTTTGGCGATGTTATCGCCCGTCACAATTCCGTATGCCTCCCAGACCTTTGAATATTTTAAGGCAAGTTCGTTGTAATCCAAACTTGGCAAGCCTTTTTCAACATCGCCTTCAAAATCGGTTTGGGCTTGGTTAAACACCGCCCTTGCATCATCCACAATTGTTTGCAACTGCGCTTTCAAAAGTTTAGTGTCCAAGTCGTTGATTTCCAAACGAACTTGCACCCTTGCGTCCTCGGTTGAAAGGTTGCCCAATAGCCTTGTGTAATAGGATTTGGTGTTTTCAAGTTGCTTTTGCCATTGTTCCTTGTCCCTGCGTTCCCTAATATCTCCCAATTTCAACTGCAAATCGCTTTCCAACAACACAATTTGTTGGTTGATGTATTGCTTTGCGGCTTTGGTAAGGTTCTTTTCGGTGTTTAGTTTTTCCTTTAGGGCGTTTATTTGTTGGGTGTAGGAAGCGGTAACGGTGGCGGTTTCCTTATCGTAAATGTTCTTGATGCCTTGTGTTAGGGTGTTTTCAAGTTCCTTAAGGGCTTCGCGCTCGTTTTTAAGCCTTTCCTTGCGGGTGCTTGCCCCCGTGTTGGATAGCGTTGAGATCTGGCTTTGCATACGCCTTGTGCCGTCATTGTATTCCTTTTCCGCCAACACCATTGCGGCTTCCAAATCGGTTAGGTGGTTTTTGGTTTCATCGCTTAACCTTGCCCACGCTTCTTTGGTCATTTCGGTTACGCCAATGCTTAAAAGGGCTTCTTCTTTTGCAATGCGGTATCTTTCGGAGGCGATGTCGCGTTTTTCGCCCAAGTCTTCCTTCTCCAAGTCCATTGCTTGTTGCAAGAACTTTTTGCGCTCGTTGGCGGAATACTTATCGGATTGCACCGCTTTGTTGCGCAATTCGCTTATTTCCTTTTGCCTTTTGGCGTTGTTAAGGGTGTATTCACGTTCTTTGTCCTCCAATGCATCCGCAGATCTAACAATGTCCTCGTTGGCTTTGCTGTACTCGCGAAGCCCAGGAACCAATTGCATTACCTTTTGGATAAAGTTTGAAATGCCGTTTATCGCCTTTGTTATTACACCAACAATGGCTTGAAAACCCTTTTCAATTATGTTTAACACGGGTTGCAAGGAAGCCATCAACGATTTTAAGGCGGTCATCGCCTCATCGTTTTTCTTGATGCTGCTGGTTAGTTTCATCACAACGGCAACAATGGCGGCAATGCCAGCAACAATGGGGTTGGCAAGCAACGTCAAAAACTCCTTGCCAAGAGTTTTAACCATTAAAGCACCGTTCTTAATGGCAACGCTTAATTTGCCCGTGCCTTGGGAAAGTTGGTTGAAACCCGCTATAACCTTGCCGAAAGGCAAACCTTCAAGGGCTGATTTGTAATTTCCGACCGATCTTGACCAATCCATTTGGGCTTCTTCAGCCTTTTTTAGTTCGGTGGTTAGGTTTTGGATTTTGTCCAGCATTTCAGTACCTTTGGCACTGTTGCGCTCGGCTGCACTTAAATCTTCATAGGCGGCACGCAAGGATTTTAGTTGTCCCCTTAATGCGTTTATGCTGTCACCGTTTGATTTTTGCTGTTGTATCTCGGCAACTAATACCTTTTGATTGGCTCGAAGGGTGTTTTGCATATCCTTCATAACACCCTCCAATTTGATATACATTTCGGAATTTTTCAAACCAGCATCACGCATACCTTGCATGGTTTGCTTTAGGTTTTCAATCTTCTTTTGTACATCTTGTATAGTGGAAACGGTGTTTGAAGGAAGCACCTTCAAATCAATTACAACCGTTTTAGTAGAACCAACATTATTGGAAGCCATAAATATTGTGTGTTTTTATTATATCTGTTTATAGTAATAATAAAACCTGATGCTATGATAAACGAAAAATGGGTTAAACAATACTGTTGTGAAGATGTTAGCAAGATTTACGGCTACAAAGAAGCGGTTGCAGACAAAGAAAAAATGTGGCATTTACACCATTGTTTAGGTTTGGTTTGGTCGAGAGAACAACTAATTGAAATGGGGTTGTACTATAACCAACCCGCAGATAGGTTGATGTTCGTAACAAGAAGTCAACACACAAAACTGCATATAATAACAAAACCAACATCAAACGGAAAAAAGTATTTGCAATACACCAAAGATGGAGTATTTGTAAAAGAATGGTCTGCAAAAAAGGAAATAATTGAACAACTTGGTGTAAAACCCGAACACTTATACGCTTGCTGTAACGGATACAGAGAAACTTGCGGAGGTTTTATTTGGAGATACAAAAACAACCCCTTGTAAAACAATGCGGATTTTTGGGCTGCACGCCAGATTTATGCGAAATTTTATCAATTTCTTGACAATTTCTTATCAACAATTTTGTTAATAACTTATGCTGTCAATTTGTAACTTATTGATAACAAATAGTTCAGGCGTTGTTAATTTTGTTAATAACTTTTTTGTTTTTCCTATTGCAGTACTACAAATTTGTTGTATTTTTGCGGTGTAAAGTTAAGGACAAAAACAACAAAAATTAACAACCCTTAAAAATTAGAAAAAATGAAAAAGTTAGAAAAAAACGAAAATGTGAAAATCAACACCAACCTTTATTTAGAAGTTGAAACTGGCAAAACCTTCGAGGACGAAACCTTCGAGGAAAACGCCGAAGCACTTGTTTACAACCTTGGACTTTTTGTTGCCAACGAAAGCGGTTGCTATGAAAAAGCCGAACAAGTTGACGTTGAATCGTTCTTACTATTGGACTTTGACAACCTTGGTGATTTTGACAAAGCTGTTAATTGCAAAACGGTTGCCGATTTGCAAAAGTTTTATGATGAGGTGCTTGATGTGGACACATTTACCGCACAATATGCAGCAATGCAAACGTTTATGCTGCTTATGCCCTACTCCAACAACAGAGGCATTTGGTACGGACTTGGCGAAGACCTTGAAAAAGCCTACAATACGGCATTGGAAGAAGCCTTTATGAGCGAAGATGAATTATAATAAACAATAGTAATAACCTTAAAAATTAAAAAGTATGAAAAAGAAAGAAATTAAACCGTTTTTATTAGATGGTGATGGAATGAAATCCGAAATTGGACACCACCATTTTTACAACATTTACGACAATAATTTTAACTACGGTGGGCAATTTGTTGAAGATACACGTGATGGTGATTACATCAGAGTGGGTAATATGGGGTTGAACGAAGAGAAGGATGTGGATTGGTGGAGAAGACACAACGGGTATTGGGTGCGTTGCGGTATAAAAGAAAAAAAATTACTTGAAAAAATAGCAGAACTTGAAGAAAGTTTAGTACTTGCAATTGAAAACAACTAACCAAATTTAATAACCTTAAAATTTTAGAACAATGAAAAATAACGAAAGGGTGGCGAACGTAAACGCTGAAGTTAGAACAATTGCTTGGTATGAGGAAAACCTTGCAAAAGCAAAAAAGGAATGGCACGAAATCGCACAATCGTACGGTGTTGAAGACGATGACCTTATCAATAATGGTTATGGTGATTGGGCTATTAATGACCACATCCCTAACAATGTCGGTGACGATTTCGATTATATAACCATAACCGACAAGCAAAGATGCCGCAGACTTACCTACCTCAACAATGTTATTAATAGTTGGGGTGAACAAATTAGAAAAATGAAGGGGGATAAAATTGATTATATTGTTGTAAGTCCTTGGTGCGAAGACCCACTTGCAAACGAAGCGGCAAGGCATTTTATGTGGTGCGTTTTTTATTTCGCAAAATACGCAAAATACGCAAAATACAAACTTTACAAAGAATCCACAACAAGTGTGTATGATTACGAAGCAGTAAACCTTTTAAATGCAGTGAAAACATCCTATTGTTTTTGGCAAACGTGTGTGTTTGGAAACATATCCTATGAAAAGTGTATTGTGGATGTGGATAAAAAGGTTGAAGGGTTTGGAAAAATGTGTGAAGATTGGTTCTATTGCAATTACACAAAAGGAAATCCCAACATGAACCAATTAGAACAGGAATTGTGGAGAAGCATTAACGTTGAGAGCTGGTATAAAAGAGCCTTTGATATGTTTATGTTTTAATATCTTAAACCAACGCCCTATGAAAACCGATTTTAAAACCATAATTAAGAATGCCATGAAAAGCAAGGGCGTAACGCAACAACAACTCGCCAAGGAGTTGGGTTCTTACCAACAGGCTGTTAGCAGTTTTTTGCTTGGACAACGCCCAATGCCAATGGCAAAATTGGAGAAATGCTTCGATATATTGGGGCTTGAAGTTGTGGAGAAACGCTGAACCAAACCATTTAACCAACTTAAAGGGCTAACTGTTAATTAGTTAGCCCTTTTCTATATATCCAACATATATCCATATATAGGTTGCATATATTAAAACAGGTTGTCGTTCACATACAGAACAACTCGGTTTTGCAAGATGTTGTTTAGTTCGGGCAACAACTCCGACATTGGTTTTTCCAAAACATCTTGCCTGTGGCTTGGGTTGCGGTACTTGTCACTGCCGTATTTGCGTATTTTGGTGTTGATCGCCCAAGCAAATTGCCTTGGGGTTTGAAACTTGGCGGGTACGGTGACGTGCTTATCGGCTATCCAAGTCTCCAAAATATCGGTAAAGTTGTAAGGCACTTTTCCCTTGTCCCTGCCTTTTTCGGCATAAAGAAAATAATTATCGGCAAGCACTTGTATGTGGTTGTCCGCAATAACATATTCAAGGCTGTTGCTTAATTGCCCGCTGGCGTTAAGTTTTTGGTTTTGCATCTCGACTTGAATGCGCTTAACCAACTTATCAGCCCAATTTTCAACCTTGTTTAGTGTGTCGCTATCAATTATTTCAAATTTCATTTCCTCTTGGCTTTGTTTTTAGCGTCCATAATGTTCATGTATTGGCGTTGGTAAAGCATATTGGCGGCTTCGTCTTGCCACATTGTAAGCCACTCGCTCACCTTTATTTTCTCGGCTGCTTCGGTGTTGTTAAGGTTAAACCACTTCACACTATCTATAAGCATACGTTGAGCAAGGTTTGGGAATATTATACCCTTGGCGGCTGCGGTTTCTTCTTGGCTTTTCTTGGTTTCATATAACTTAAAGAACTTTGCCAACGCCTCCATTTCCTGCTTGTATTGCTTTAACAAGCCAAATGCTTTAAGGGCTTTGCGGTGTTTAAGCAACTTGGCAACAAAGGCATCTTCATCCTCAACAATTTCACCAAATTCACCGATTGACATTGCTAACACGGGCTTTTTCAAAGGAACCGCTGGCACTTTTTCCAATAATTCCTTCAAAGTTGCTTGTGTTAGCAGTGGCAAAATATCTTTCGTTTTGGTGCGCTTTGTTATTTTCATTGGGCTATCCTAACACGCTTTAAAATAACAGAATAATTATACGCAGAAGAATCTATTGAATTTGGGGAAAGGGCTAAATTTCCGTTGCTGCTGTAAAGGTAATGTTGTGTGCCATCTTTGTTTACTATTCGTCCATAAAGCCATTTGGCTTGGTTGCTGCCGTAAGAGTTTTTGTCATAAGTAAACCACCATTGTTGGGTTGAGGTTGAACCGCCCAACGGGTACATTGTTGCAAATACATCGTTGTTGATTGTTTTTGTTCCAAGGCTTCCGTACCCTTGTGAAAGCCTTGCGTACACACCGTTGTTGTCGGTTTGCTTAACAACATAAGAATGACTTACCATTTTTAATTGGCTTGTTTTATCGGGCAAGTGCCAGCCAATGGTTACGCCATCGCTTCCAATTGCATCCGTCCAAGTCATAACCGAGTAATAGCCATCAATGTCTATGTAATAGTTGTCGCTTGTACGGGTTAAAAAGTTGTCCGCCAAACTGCATCCGAGTGTATCCGTTGTTTTTGCGCCACGCCATGAGCCACTATTCGTTGCAATGCAAACCACATCCCCGACACTAAAACTATCGTAACCGCTGTAAGTGCTGCCCATAATACGCCAGACATAGCCTTGGTCGCTGTAAGCCCATTGCTCGGTTTCGCCTTGGTAAACGGCTTGCAACGAGGTATCGGCGGAGTAAACATTGTTGCTACCGCCCATAAAAACATTGGTAACTCCTGTAAAATCTATTGCCATATTAGTCCGTTATTAAGTACAATGTATCTGGATCTTTTGGGGAAATTGCTTGGTATTGCGCCCAAGTGCCTTTCCAAGTGTTGTAGCCTTGTATTTGCGTGGTGTCAATATCAACACTATCATACCCGCAACAATATACGGTTTCATGACCTGTACTTGTTATGGTTACGGGCAAAGTGCCGCTGCATTGTGCGGGCAACATACTTGCATCCAAGTTAATGGAAATGTAATCGTTGTCCCTTACATCGTATTGAACACTATCAAATTCATGTGTCAATGTGAAGTTTTCGTATTTTTCACTAAATTGCAAGTCAATGTTTACTTGGTCATAGCCTTCAACACTTGGGGTGTAGGTTGATTGAATTTCGCTTGGTGCTGCGGTGATGTTTAGTGTTTCCAATTGGCAAGGCACATCTGGCACAGCCGTTGTTATTTCAATGTTTTCCCAAAGCCTTACATCGTAAGTTTGCGTGCCGTTTGCGCTTATTGTCCTTTGCAAAGTGCCTTGGGGTTGCGGTATATTTACCACAAACGTTGAAAAGCCATCTTTGTTGTAGGTTAATGGGTCGTAAATGCCGTTGGCTTCAACCGTCAAGCCCGTGTAAAGGTCGCAGGTTTGTGTGGGGACGGCGGTGGTGATGGCGATGCTTTCGTAGTTTGCTACATCCCATATTTCCGTGCCGTTACGGGTTATATCAACGCTTATTCTTCCCGATGGTTGCGGAACTTGCACGGTAACGCCCTGCAAGCCGTCATATCCGTTGTCAAACGTGACATAGCCGTTGGTGACGGTTGTCTTTTCCTGCAAGCGTATTTCTGGTGTTGGTGTTGGCACTTGCACCGTTACCTTGCTTAAGCCGTCATAACCCGTGTCTGGCGTTACAACGCCGTTGGCAACCGCCGTCTTTTCTTGCAAAACAATGGAACCGCCTTGGACGTTTACCAACGCCTCGCCGTATGCGGCAACGTTGTGAGTGCCGTTAGTGGTTATAACGATTTGGTTTGTGCCGCTGGTATCGCCGTCAATGCACCCGCCTTGCCTTTCGGCTACTTTCATTTCAAGCGACCACCCGCACACGTTGCAATCAAACCTTCCTATGGCGCATTTCACATTAACGGTTTCATTTTCAACTATTAATGTCTTTTCGTTTAGCACGGATGCAATAAATTGGTTGACGTATGGCAACAACGTGTCAAGTTTTTGCTGGACAACCTCGCCTTTAGCCGCCAAATCCACCCTGTCACAAAAGAAAATTTCAATTTCAGCACTTTCCCGCCTAATGCCTTTGGTTGTGTCCACGCTAAACTCGTTTAGCATATAAAGGATGGCTGCGGGGGTGTTTTGTCTGTCTAATCTTACATTTGCGGAAAACGATGTGTCATGTATAACGGTTTCAATACCGCTAATAGAATGCAAGATGTTTAGTATTTTATCAATTATTTGCATGGCTTGTTATCGTATTGGATCTGGATTGTACATTGATAATGATGAAACATTTGAAACATAACCGTTTCTAACACCAATAACTTTGATGTTTACATATTGCCCAACCATATCGGCATCGCATATAAATTTTTCCAAAAAAACTTCGCTATCGGCTTCAACGCCTCCTCCTTGACTACACCCTCCTTCTTCAATGTCTCCTTCTATGCTCCAACTCTCAACATCATCATAAGTGCTTGTTGTTGGATCTGCTGGGAATGTGGTTGCGTTGTCGGTGTTTAGCCAATTAATGTAATATGTTACACCATCAACATTTGGTGTTGATAACTTTGCTTCCCAAGAGTGGGCGGCTTGACCTATATAACCTTGGCATATTGAAGTTCCTGTACCGCTGCCGTAACCCGTAGAAATTATCGTTGGTGCGGGTATTGCGCCAGCCCAAGCAACATCGCTATCGGTTATCAAATCAGCCCTAACACCGTTATAATGGGTTATTGCCTTAACCGTTACACCACTTCCAACATTAAAGGGTTGGGTGTAAAGTGTGCCGTTTTCGGGTGTTGGCGTACTGCCATCAACGGTGTAAAAGATTTGACAACTTGCACCGCCTTCCGCTTCCGCAATGGTAATTGTGTTGTTGGTGTTGGTAATTACGGGGGCATACAACTTGCCGTTAAGGTCTGCAATACTCCAATTGTTGGGGATATATCTGAAACCCCTTAACACGGGCAATGTTGCGTTTTTGCAGAACACGCCCGTTGAGTGGACACCAGCCAACCAATTAAGCGTGTTGTTGAAGTAAACGCTTGTGCTATCTTCATAGTCACCCCATGCGCTTATGCCGATTTTAGCAACCTCCAAGGATTTGCAATTGTAAAACGCACCGTAAAGTCCTTGCGTGTAAACGGTTTCTATATTGGACAAATCAACATATTCAAGTGCTTGGTTGTATGGTGTATTTCCAACACTTATTATGTTGTTCATATCCGATTTCTTCAAATATGTTATGTTTGGAAACACAGGGAAGTTGGTTTGGCTTGCGTTATCCTTAAACATCTGGTGGAAATGGCTGTTGTCGGATCCGCTTTCACCGTAATAGTATGTAACGGGGATGCTTTCCATTACGCTTGTTAGATTGGTGCAACTTGCAAACGTCCAAGTAAAAGCAACGCTGTCCATTGGCATATTGGGTATCGAAAGTTTCGAGCAATCCACCAATGTTGCGCTGTTTTGAAATGTTCTGGACATAAACCTTCCTGGTATTATGGAAACATTTTCGGACATTATACTCCACACATCACCGCCAACCGCATAATCGCCCGTGCAATTGAAAGTGTGGTGATTGGAAGCATTCAAGCCAAAACCGCTGGTGTTGTTTCCCCTTAAATACACCCTGCCGTTGGCGGGCAATGTTAGTGTTTGGCTAAAATCCCAACTTGTCCAAGTTTCTTTGTCGGTGGAGTATTCCAAACTTAACCACTCGGCTTGGTCACCCGTTTTGGTTATTGAAATGCTGTTAGCCGCCCCGCTTCTATCCTCAAAATAAAAGTAATCGGGTGCGGGTTTGCGCCAAAGCACCGTTTGAGTTGTTGCGTTTCTTATTTCTTTTATATCGGAACCGTTGATTCTTGCCGCTTTAACGGTTTGCCCGTCTATTCTCATTATGTAATCGCCCATATTAATATGTCTTTGCTATAATAATAAAGGGCTTCAACTGGGAAGCCCTTTTAAGTGTCGTGTCGTGTTGTGTTTTGGCTACAACTGTGTTAACGGCATCGTGTAGTTTACAATGCTGTCATCCGCCAACACAAATTGCAATTGCGCAACTTGGTCATAACCAATCTTTATATCCATATTAATTGTTTGCCCGTATGTTTGGTAAATGGTTGGCGAAAACAACGTTATGTAGGTGTAAAAGTTTCTTTGGGTTTCGTTTCCTCGTGTGCCAACCGCTTCAACCTTTTGGTTCATAACTATTGCAACCTCCGTGCCATCGGTGGTGTATGTGCCGCCGCCTAAAGCGGAAGGCAATTCAACATCCCATCCAGCGTTCATTTTGTAGGCGTTAATTAGCGGGTAGCCGCCAGCGGTGTATTGTGAAAAGTCCTTCATTGTTCCCGCAAGCGTGTCTTGGTAGAATTGCAAAAGGTCTTGCATTGGCAATGTTGTAAGTTCTATTTTGCTTGCACCGCCACTTGCTCCTTGAATTCCTTGTATTCCTTGCAAACCATTAACACCGTTGGTTCCTGCGGTTCCTTGAATGCCTTGTATTGCTTGGATGCCAGCAACAACCGCATCCACATAACCCTTTGAAGGCATTGTAACGTCCGTGCCATAAGTTCCGCCCATACCGTTTGGCAAGATGTAGTACGCCCCAACATCGCCCTTTACAACGGGGGTTTGGGTTGTTGCATCCGCTTCAAGCGCAAAACTTGTGTTGTACTCCAACAACAAAGCGGTGTAACCTTGCACGGTGTATTCGGGAATAACCGAAGTAACGGGGTAAACTCCAACATAAACATTGTTTGAAGCCATCACTCTTTCCCAATCTTGGTAAAATTCGGCAAGTTCGGCTTGTGATTTGGTTGAAATGTCGTAACGTGTACCGCCGCCACCTCTGTTTTCATAGTAGTTAGAACCATTCTCCAACACATAGGTATAGTTTCCGCCGTCTTCCTGCTTAAATATGCAATACCAATACGTTGATACTGCATCTGGGATTTCAGCCACCTTTTCAATTCTGGTGTCGGTATAAAAAGCCGCACCCGCATTCCCTTCTTCATCCTCCACAAGTTCTTCGTACGTGCTAATTGAATACGTTGTATTGCCCCAACTTGTAACGGGCATACCGTAAGCGACCAACCTGTGTTCGGCAAGGTAGTCCGCAATCGAAATTGGGTCTTCGTTTACAACAATTTCGTACAATTCACCAAGTTCTTCGCTTGTTAGTTCGGTAAGTTCAACGGTTTCAACACCGCTGCCACCGCTTGCGCCTTGGATGCCTTGTTCGCCTTGCAAACCTTGAATAGAAGCACCAGTTGCGCCTTGAATTCCTTGTGAACCATCAACACCGTTCACCCCATCAGCACCTTTAATTCCTTGGATGCCTTGTGAGCCGTTTATTCCATCACTGCCTTTAATGCCTTGGATTCCTTGTGCGCCGTTTATTCCATCACTGCCTTTAGTGCCTTGAAAACCCTGTATTGATTGCACGCCTTGCAGCATTGCGTCTATTTGTTGCTTGGTGTAGTAGTTTGACATATCACCGCCACCACCGCCACCTCCAAGCGGTATAAAAAACAAGTCTTTTGCCATATTATTTGCCCTCCACTATTTCGTTATCGTTGTCATTATCATTGTCATTTGTTTCCTCGGTGCTTGGCAAGCCAGCTGGGAATGGAACGCCAGAAACGTTTTCAACAACGTTGTGAACGGCGTTGTTTTCTGCTATGTAGTTAAAAGGTAATGTTATCATGCTATTGTTGTTTTCTTTAATAATAAATTGTTTGGTGTAAAACCCTTTTGGGTGTTCCTTAATAAATTCATCAACAACCGCCTTTGGCGTGCTTTGGTTTATTTTATGCCCTTTCCACAACACCGTCCTCGGATGTATGTAAACGTATTCCCATTCATCCGTTTCGGCGTTAAAATCGCTTTCCTCGGCGGCGTTTTTAATCATTTTAAGTTCCTCTTTGGCGATGTTCAAATAGTCTTTAAGGCAACGCCCGCAATTGGTGCGCTTATACGACAAACCAAGTGCATCCATGAGCATATAGATTTCTTCTTTCTGCTTTAGCGGGTTTGTTATGGCGTTAGCCGCTTGTAAAAGTTTTTCTTTGTCCATATATCCAACATATATTTGCTTTGGTATTTATATATAGCAAAGGGCGGTATGTAACCGCCCACTGCCTGTTAACCAAAAATCAGTATGAAAGAAAAAGTATCAATTTATTTATAACAGCCTACTCGCAAGCAACCAAGCCTTCAAGGTAGGTTTCGGTGTCAGCACCGCTTCCGCTTGTGTGTTCAAGGAAAAGGGCTGAAACGGGTGAACCAGTTTCGGTTAGGGTAACTGACCAACCACCCTCGGTATCGTCTGAATATTTTGCGCCTTCAATTGCGGTTGCAACCAAGCCTTTCTTGCCGCCGTAAATTTGGAATGTTCCTTTGCCGTCAGTGCCTTCGTACTCGTTTTTGATAACAACCACAAACTTGCCGTCCTTTAAAGCGTCAATAAGTTTTGCGGATGTGGGCGAGTTGTCGGGTACAATAAAGTGAAATTCCGAATCATACCTGTTGAAAATGTTGCCCTCCGTCATAGTCGTGGTGGTTCCAGTGTACGGGGTTTTGCCAAATTGGTTGATTTTGTAACCCGTGTATGCAACGCCATTGTTTTCCTTCATGTTAATTGCCGTAACCAAGTTCGGGTTGGTTTGGTCATAGGTGAAGGATTCCACCTCTCCGTGATTGAATATGTAGGCAACGGCATCGACGCCTTGAAAAATCGGGTTGTCGCAATTGGCGTTTATGCATGTATCCAATAGTTTAGTACATAAGTTTGCCATATCTTGTTTTGTTTATGTTCGTTTGTAATTTGTTTTAATAATGGGGCTTACCATATTGCAAGCCCCCGTGCCGCATTGTTAATGGTTAGTTGGCTTTCAAAACAGCGGATGATTGCATTGCGTTAATGCCGCCGCCAGCCACGCATTCGTATCTCCACACATCAACATTCTTGTAACCTTCGTGCCAAGTGTAAAGCACTGGGTTCAAAATGTTTTCGCCAACGAGGTAGTACTCGGAAGGTATAAAGGCAACAGCCTTGTAATTTGCACCCAAAAGGTCGGTGGTTATAATCCTTGTTGCACCGATTTGTTCGGCAACTTGCTCGGTGGGAATGTAAACGGGAGTGGAACTATCGGAAGCCTGTACCCTTGAAAGTGTTCTTAAGGATGCTTTGTCCATAAACACCAAAACGGATTTGTTGTTGTCGTTTTTGATGCTATCAACCATAGCCCTCATATCGTCAACCAAGAAACCGTTGGCTGTAACCGTTGAAACGGTTGTGTAGGCATCGGTTGTGGTTTTTGCAATGGCTTCAAATGAGTTGATTTTGTAGTCGCTATCGTTAGCCCTGCCGTCTCCAACCAAAATGGCTCTCTTGATTTCGTAAAGGATTTGGTCAACCAATTCGTTAATAACGTAGGTGATTAAAGCCTCATCGCTGTCCCAAATGGTCTGGTAGGAAAGTTCCTGAATTTTGTAAATGAACTGGGCTTCCAAAAGTTTAGCAGCCATGTTAATGGTTTGTCCAACTTTGGTTGTGCCTTCTTTGTGTCCCTTTGCCCTTGAAGTTTCCAAGGTCTGGTCGCTGGTGTTGTAACGGCAATAGAATTTCTTTGCGCCCGTAAAGTTCAAATCACGCAACCAATCTGCGTTTTTATCCCAAATGTCGTTAATCATTCCCTTAACAGCCTCTGGGACGAATGCTGATTCGGAACCCTCGGTAATAGTAAAGCCGTTGGCAACCAACTTATCGTTCCAATTCTTTTGAAATTCCTTTGCGTTTTTCGCGTTTTTAATGGCATCGGCGAAATCGTGCAAGGAGTTTTGTGATTTTAAGTATTCCTGTGTGTCCATGTTATCTTTGTTTACTTCGGTTTTGTTTTGTTGTATTTTCTCTTCAATGGCGGTGAGTTTGTCGTTTAGGTCGCTCACCGTGTTTTTAAGTTCCATTAAACCTTCCTCGTCTTCGCTTTGTTCAACCTTTTCCAAAATGCCTTCAAGGTTATCAATGGAGTTTTGAACAGCCGCTTTGTCTTCATCGGAAAGTTCGTTTTTAACAAGCAGGTTTTTCTTTGCTTCAAGTTCGTCCTGCAAATATTTGGTAAAAAGTTCTTTCTTCATATTGTTGTTGTATTGTGTTTTGTAAAATAATAAGGGGTGTGTTGAAAAAATGTTATCTTTGCAGCGTTCTTTTAAGAACATTGTTTTAATTACACCCACCTTATTTGGCAATTACAAAAAGGTGTGCGGGTGCTTGCAAAAGCACCCGCTTTAATTTGTGGTAAAACTACATATTATAGCAAGTACCACTTTGATTTATAAGGGGTTTCGGGTGCAACGGGTTTGTTTGCGCTTAAAAAGTTTTGCAAACTAAACTTTGCATCTGGATCCGCTGGCACAGCCACAACAGCAACCGCCGTAAGCAAAAAGTTTTTGACGTAATAGTTGCCATCGTTTAGTTCGGTAATGCCGTCCCAACCCCCAACAATGTAGCCCTCGCTTGAAAACGAGTTAATGTCGCCAGACATAATGCAAGGTTCAAGCATATCCCTAACCAACGCAACATTGCGGTTAAGGTGGGCGTTTAGCCACAAGCCATCGTTGCGTTTTTCAATGCCATCAACCCCGCCAATTAAACTGTTGGTGTGGTCGTAGTTTAGTGCTGGCACAACCTTCTTTTCGCCGTACAACTTGAAAAACTCACCAAAGCTGTTTTCATCAACAATTTCCCTGTTTAGGTTAGGTTTGTTGTAGTGGCAAAAATAACCCTCAATGTTAAGGCGGGTATCGTTTTGAACGGCGTTTTGAATTTTGAAATCTTGGTTGTAAATGTATATTTTGTTGTTGTGTTCCATTAGTCTGTTCCCATTTAAGTTTTTAAAATAATAGTACTAAACCTCTTTTATTTGCCTTTTAACTTCCTCGTAAAGTTTTTGTATGTCATCTTCAACGTAAACACCGCTTTCGCCAAACTTTTTAAGCAAATCCAAATAGGCGGTTTTCTCCGCACAGTAGCCGCTTATGGTTTTTTCCATTTCGCTCACATTGCTGAACGTGTAGTTTAACGTGGTTTGGGGCAACAACACATCGCTTACCGTCAAAAGGTTTTTAGCCAATATTAGAAAGTTTTCGGCGTAAAAGCGGATGCAACCGTTGTAAAATTCACGCCTTGCCTCGGTTACGTTGTTGTATGTGGAGTTGTCATCAATCACCAACGGCACGGGGACTTGCCAAAAATTCAACAAATCCTTGAACTTGGCGGTTATGTTGTCCTTTAGTTGCAACTTATCAACGCCCAAATCAATGGTATGCACGTTTAGTTCCGCCTGCGACAAAAAATATTTCATTTGGTCTTCTCCCCAACCATAGTTCTTTGTCATTGCGGCTTCCAAATCCGCCTTAAATTTTGGGTTGGCTGGGATTGACGACCCGCTTATAATGGGCAAAACGTTTAGCGAATCCGTTGTGTTTGCCAAAGTGTTGCAAAGGTCGTTCAATATGTCCAATATGGGTTTGCACATAAAAACGGGGCTTTTGCGCATGGTTTGGTATTCGGGTGTGTACACAACAACGGCGTTGCGGTTAATTACACGCCCGTATGTGTCCAACTTGATTTGGTTTTGCCCAAGTATTTGGTAGTTGTAGTCTTTGTCGTAGCCAACAACCATAAAACCACGCCTTACAAATTGGTCAAAAAGCAGTGTTGCGTTGTTGTTTACAAAATGGCAAATGCCTTTGGCAACATAATCATCCTTGGTTGAGGTAAAAGACACGTTGCTTAACCCCTTAATTATCCTGTCCAAGCAAATCCAAAGGTATGAGGCTGCATAATCCCTTTTGCCTTTTTTAAAGTTAAAAAGGTTCCAACCGTTTAGAAACGGCGGTGTTTGAAAGTTTGCATCCACTTGGTTTCCTTGTACCGCGTTTTGTATCTTCTTATCTCTGCTGAAAAGCCCCATAATGTTAGTTTTTGTAAAGAGAATCCAATATTTCTTGCCTTGTTAACGTGGCGTATGTTTTCAAAACTTGGTTAGCCTGCGTTGTGTTCACGCTAAATATGTTTTTGTTGTTGACGTTAAACGTGGCGTTAACGGTAATTGCATCCATTGCGCCCAATTGCTTGCATTGGTTTTGCAAACTATCAACTTGTTCTTGCAAGTTGGTGATTTCGGACTTTTGCGCCTTTATTGTGCGGTTCTTTGCGCCCGTTGCAATTGCCAACGCTATCAAGGTTATGATAATAGCGGCTTCAATGCAATATGCTATGATTTTAATTTTCTTATCAAGTATCATATTCCTCGTATTTGTTGTCTTTTTCTTCTTGTTGCTTGCCCACCGTTAGCGTGGTGTCGCCCTTTGTAATGGTTGCCTTGTGTCCCTTATCTATCGCGTTTATTACCGTGCCTAATGCCGCGAATCCAAATATTTCTCCAACGGCGGCTAAAACGGTTCCATCCACAACAGCCATAGGCGGAACAAACCAACTTCCAACAATAAGCCCGATGCTTAACACGAGACACACTATAAATGTCCATCGGTGCATATTTGCCCATATTTCTTTTATTTCTTCAGCCATTGTACCTTTATAATAAAATTACAACCCCAACAATAACTCGCCGAAAACCAAATGGTTGCTTGTTTGGTTTGGTGTTAAGCCCAAAAATTCGCAAACTTCCAACACGAATGCGATGCCCATTTCATAGTGCGCTTTGCAGATTTGATAAAGGTCTTCGGGTTTTGGCTCGGTTGACCTTTCATCATCCTTTATAACACTCGTGTACCGTGTGAGGCGTGTCCTATCCCACAAAAGGTATGCGTAAACCAAATGCTCTATTGCGGTTTTAAGCCCAGCAACGGTGTTTGTGCCATCAACGGCATCCGCATAGGTTACGGGGTCTTCAACAATGTTTGCATAGGTTTCCGCCCCAAGAATCGGCTTTACAACGTAAAGTTCAACCGACCTTATACCAAATTCAACTTCCTGTGTTGAAATGTCGTTGCTTGTTGGAAGCCCGCAATCAAAAAAAGTATTGCTATCTAAAATCATTTTTTGTTGTTCTTTTAAGTAATAATAACACACCGTTACAACATTAAATCGTAGGTGTTCACGGCGTAACGGACGCTATCAACCAAGTGGTTTGCGTATTTTTCCGTTGGCTTGCCGCTTGGGTCAACCTCGTATTCCGCCATTTCGTTTCTTAAGTTGGTGCTGCCTTCCACAATGTAAATCTTTTCGTAGTTGGTCATTTTCTTTAAGCCATCAAGTATTTTGCCCTTGACGGCGTTAAAGCAATAAAATCCGTGGTTAATGCCCGCTTCCGTCCACTCGCCATCGCCAGCGGTAACGAGGTTGTGTATGCGGGTTTTGCCCAAGCCCGCCATATCGCAGGCAATGGGTTCGTATTCGTTTATGCCCAACTCGGCAAGCCTCATTGCAAGGTTTTTGTCCCTTTGCAATTCGGCGTTGTCGTAAATGTACTCTTTGGCGTAAAGGCAGTTGTTGCAAACCTTAATACCCGACATTGCCGTTTGGTCACGGCTTTCCACAAAGCCAAAGTCCAAACCCTTTAATTCCCTTGCTGGCAGTTTTTGGTATTCTTCCTCGGTGCAAGTGTAAAGCAACGGGAATACCTTGCCGCCCATATCGGCATCTTCGCCCAAATAAAAAACTTTGTATGAATAAGTATCAAATGGCGTTGCCGTTGGCTTTAACGCCCTTTCCCTAATGGCTTCAAATTCCGCCCTTTGGCTTTCCCCAAGATGCCCGTTGTCCTTCCAAGTGGTGCGCAGGCGGTTGTGACCGTCCTTTGCCACAAACTTATCAATCCAAGTGTTTTTGGAAGTCGGGTTGTAGTTAAGAAAAACCTGCGTTGTAATGCCTTGCACCAACGTTGTAAATGACTTTTCGTCCAAGTTGATGGCTTCGTTTAGAAACAATATATCCGCCTTTTGCCCAACGCACTTTGTGTATTCGTCAAAGGATTTGAATTGGAACAACGTGCCGTTGGATAGTTGGTAGTGGTGTCCGTAAAGCAAACTGCCCGTGACTTGAAAGCCAAGGCAATCTTGAAAGTCTTGTATTGTGGCAAGCAATTGGTTGTTGGTTGCGGCGGCAACCATAATGTTAATTGGCTTTGCGCTGCCCAACAACCAAAGCCATTTAAAAGTGTTCCACGTTTTTCCCGACCTTCGCCCTCCAACAAGTATAACATACCTATCGTTGTGGGTGTTGACAAAAAAACGTGCGTAGGTTTTATCAATGCCCAAAGAGTTTCCCATACATCAATAATATACTGTGTATGAGATATTTATAGCAAAAAAATTTTTGGTGTTTTGGTTGCATATATAAAATATTTTGTATTTTTGCGGGCGTTAAACGGTTCTTTGAAAGTATGGCATTGGCGGTTTGCAAATTGTTTTAAGACACCACCCGCAAAACCAACACCATTGCATTGTGACATAAGCAATTAAGTGTTTTATGCCGCATACGTACAAATTTTGCCACATAAAAAATCGGGCAAAATAAAATTTGTAAGTTGTTGGTTTTCAATGCGTGTTGTTGCGGCGTTTTTTGGGTGGTTTTGGTTTTTGCCAACCAAAAAAACACCCCTCCCAAAAAAGTTGGCGAATTTTTATTATATGTTTTATGTAACCAAAACCAAAAAATTATGAAGGAAAACCAACGCAACTACACGGTGTCCGTCCACTTGACACCAGATTTAAAAGCCTTTGTTGGCGCAACAAACCAAAAATGGTCAAAGCCGTCCACATATCGGGGATGCACCGAGTTTTACAACGCAGCCCAACAATTCGGGTGGAAAAACATAGCCCATTACGAAATTGAAACGGGCTTAACCAAAGAAGAAGCGTTTAAGGCAAGGGACACCCTAATTAAAGCGGCGGGTGCATCTTGCTGCAACGCCTACAAAACCGCCAAGCCAACTTCATTGAACATTGATGGTGAAGCATTACTAACCAAAAATAATGGAAAAATGAAAAAGGCAAAAAAGGAAACCAAACGCTCTTGCAGAATTTCAAGCGTAAAAATTGAACTGACATTTGACAACCGCTACAAGCGGGGCGATGGCACTTACCCAGTGTGCATCCGTGTTTACAACAACAAAAAGTATGTGTACTTGCAAACGGGCTACTCAATGTCCCCCGCCGAATTTGAGTGCATGGATGCCGACAACGAAGCAAGCCTTAACAAGATGTACGAAAGGGTTTGCGCCTACGTCCGTGAAAAAACCGACAACTGCGCCTTTTGCGTTGATTGCGTTAAAGCGGACATTGAAAAGAAAATGCAAGGCATCACAAGCAGCAGCGGCACGTTGGCAAGCCTAATTGAGGAAAAGGCGGCGTTGCTAACCAACAGCGGAAGCGCAAGCAATTACCGCAACGCAAGGTTAAGGGTGATGAAAACACACCCCAACGGCTTGCCGTTGGCAATGGTAAACCAACACACCGTTGGGGATGTCCTTGCCGATTTGCGCAAAGACGGGTACACGGACACAACCATTAACATTTATTTATCGGTGGTTAAGGCAAGCATTAACTATGGCATTTACAAGGGCTACCTAAAGCCCGAACAATACCCGTTTAAGCGTCAAGCAATGGAGGTGGACAAGGTGGTTGTGCCAAAATCCGTTAAACGTGATGACCGCTACATTACAAAGGATGAAATGCGGATGCTTTGGGGCTGGTTTAAGCAAACCAAAAACAAGTGGGTTGGCTACTTTTTGTTTAGTTACCTGCACGGCGGCATGAACCTTGCCGATATGATGGATTTAAGGTTTAACGATTTTTGGTTTACCGAAGGCGGGTTTGTGTTTACACGCAAAAAAACCGCACACAAAACCAACCACAAGGTCTTGGTTCCAGCAACCGCTTGGACGCACGAATTGTTTAGCACCCTAAACATTTTCCCAACCAAAGGTGAAAGGGTGTTTGGCGGGCTTGCCTATGATGGCACGGATGCAAACTACCAAAGGGTCAAGCGCACCTGCGATGGCAACATCAACAGGGCTCTTGATAAGGCTTGTTCGGAATTGGGCATAAACAAAAACGTCAGCATGACCACCGCCCGACATTCCTTTGCAACCATTGCAACACGGGAACGCATACCCTACACCATTAGCGAACAATGTATGGGACACGTCCAAAACGGGGTAAGCAGCCACTACATTGCCGAATGGCAGGTTGGCGAAATGCGTGCCGATATGGAGAAATTGTTGTAGTGTTTGTTGTTTGCAAATAGTAAACAGTAGCCGATAACGCCCGAATTTCCAATAAGTTCGGGCGTTTTTTATTATATGTTTATAAGCGTTTTAACTTATAAAACACATTTATAAGCGCAACGGCTTATAAATACCACGATATACAAAACCAACATGGACACAAGTCTTTACAAAAAAATTGGCGAATTAGCCAAAAAATGGCGTGATTACCCAAATATTTACGACCCAACCGACCCAAACAACCGACAAATCCTAATAGAAAAAAACATGAAATTGGCGGTTGGCACGGCGTTAAGGTGGCGTGGAATGCTGGATGAAGATGAATTGGTGTCGATTGCCTTGCTTGCCCTTACCGTTGCGTATGATAAATACAAGCCCGAAAAAGTTACATTGCGAAACACCTTGCTTGGCTTAATTGGCGAAGACACCACCTCCGAAGATTTTGTGCTTTTAATTGGCGAAAACATGCCATACGGCGATAAAATTATTGAAAAGTTTGCAAACGGCTTGCCGCAAACACCCGCCGAAATGCGGGAATGGGTCAAGCGAAACATCAAGCCAGCAAAGTTTAGTTCCATTGTTCCAATGTGGGTAAAAGCCTATGTGTTAAGCCATTTGGAAAAGTACGGCAAACCCGTGAGGGTTCCAGAAGATGAGCGAAGCGAAGCCCAATTTGATTGCGTTGATGATTGGGATGCGGCAAAATATAATAAATTGCTACATAAGGAATCCGATTGGGAGGAAAAGGAAGCCGCTTGGAACAAACTTATGGATGGCGTCCCCGAAGAATGCCAACGGGTTCTGGAGATGCGCTATGGCATCGGGTGCGATGAACCAATGACTTTGCGGGA